AGCCGCCACTGCGGCTTTTAATGCTCTGCGATTGCGCGCGCGAACACGTCGCCGCGCAGCTCGATAGGCCGGAAAGAAAAAGGGTTGCGGCGATGTGCCGGGGTGCTGAGCGCCCTTAAATATGCCGCCGACCTTGTGCGGCGCTGAGCCGAATTCGACGATGTGAGCGTACCTGACTTTGGTGTTGCCGGCTGTGATCAGAACGCCGAACGTTCCCTTTGCGGATGATCCAAATGCGTACTTTATCTTTTCGCCCGTCGCCCAGCGCCAAGTCAACGAGGCGCGAAGGTCGCCGTCTTCAACTGGTGCGAGGCGCTTCTGCGCCCGGCTTATTTCGACCGCGCTCTTTGCGAGCGAGTCCCGCACCTTCGCCTGGACCGCGTCTGGCAACGCTTTGAATCGCCGCCGCACTTTCTCCCGCCCGATCCACTTGGTCATCGCTGCCCTCTGGTGCTGCAGCACCGCAAGCAATGGCTGCTTCGCCGCACTCGCGTTTCACTGTGCCGAAAAATCCAGCAGGGTAAGCGAGTGTCACCCGCCAGTTGAGGCTCGGCGTGTAGTCGTAATCACGCAGAAACCGCACCCGCATCAGGCCTTGTCCACCTTGCGATCGAGCTTGCTTTCGATGCGCACCAGAGACTCGCGAATCTCTCGCATAAATAATCCGTGGTCCTCGCGAGTGACGTAGGACTTGGCCGCCTCAACACGAAAGGCGGTCATGTCCTTCGCTAATTGATCCATGCGCGCGAGCGTGTCGCGGAACATATATCCGAGGGCAGCAGCAGCCACCGAGAACGCCACGTTAAATGCCGATTGCCAGTCCATCTTGATTACCCCTCCGCGCCACCAAGGCTGCATTGCAACAAGAGGTAACGGCCTCTGCGATCCAGATTGCCGGCGAAGGCAACCCCAAATACTCTCGACGGGTCGCGCAGGTCGATCAGGCGATCGCCCGTCCTGATTCGCTCCGTCTCGCGGTCAATCCGCACCCAGACGTCATAGGCCTCGACACCTTGAAGGCGCGCGGCCTGAACGTCTTCGCCGCCGCGCCTGATGTGGATGGCAGCAGAGCGCAGGGCGATGAAAGTCAGCCAACCGGCCTCATAGTTGCCAGCGCCGTCGCCATCGGCGCCGGTCCAATCGGCTGTCGTTTCATCCCAGGTCTCGTCCAACTCAGCCCAAAAGACGGAGCCATCGATTAGCCGTCCGCGCCGCTCGACGCGGATGCGCTCGCGCATGTCGCCGATCGTTGGGTGCGCCGCAGCCATGATCAAAAGCGCGCCGTGTGCAGAAGCTCCATCGCACCGATGGGGATCATTTGCGCCGCGCCGACCGTGGCCACCGCCTCGCGGTTTTCATACCAGTGCGCGACCAGCATTGTGATGGCGTGCTGCACGTTTTTAGGCGGAGTGGCTGGGCCAGCTGTGTAGCGAATTCGCGCCGCACCCGGACGATCGTAAACCGTTGGCACCATCATGTTGGTCGTCCACACAATGCAGTCATCGTCGGAAAAGTAGAACGACGGCGAGATGGTCTGCGAGGTGTTGTACTCGTCGAAGTAAGTCACCTGCGTGATGGCCGTGACGGGTCCACCAGGCAAAAGCACTGGTAGGCCTGGAAACCGCGACAGGCGCAGCTCCAGCGTCTGTGGTGCGATTGAGCGAAAGAAGAAGCCGCTAGGCGGTTGAATCCAGTCGCGAGCTGTTTCGATCAGCCGGAGGATGAAAGCATCTTCGTCGGTGTGATCAATGCGGCAGGCCTGTTTGGCGGCCTCTAGCGATACCGGCAGGGAATCGGCCGCAGTGATTACGACGGGCGTGAGCACGACTTAGGCCTTGCCCTTGCCTGATGGCTTGCTCGCGCCCGATGGCTTGCCGGCTGGAGCGGCTTCGCTTTGGGCATCATCGTCCGTTAAGCCGCCCCAGCCCCCTTCTGCAGGCTTTGGCTGCGGAGCGGTGTAGGCCTCCGCCGCGTCGCGCGCGATCCAGCGCTTGGCGAGGTCATCACGCAAATCGACGACCTCGCCAGCTTGGAATTCCCGCGCATCCGAGTTGCCGGATGCGTAGGTGCAGGCGATCTTGAACCGCACAAGCATTAGTTGCCCTCAGCGGTCAGCGGTGGGCGATAGATGGCCGCCAGGTCGTAGAAAGCCACCATGAGCTGCGCACCGCTGCCGACGTCGGGCACTGACACCTGCACGCAGTCGAAGCCGCCATCGACGTCGAGCATCTCAGGCAGAATGTCGATCTCGATGATCGCCAATTCTTCCGCGAGCGTCGCGTTTGTGTAGGTGTTGGCGGCGGTCTGGGTGACCCGCGTAAACGTGGCTGGCAACGCGGTTGCGTGCTGCTTGACATAGACGCGTTCAAAGTTAAGCGCCTTCGCGCCGGTGCCGGCGACGGCGGTGGCTTGCTGGACGGTGATGACCGGATCTTCGCCAGCGGTGCCAACCGCCTTGATCACGCGGATGGTGCAGCGGTGAAAGTTTTTCAGAGACACCCAAGCGCCAGTGTTCGCGGCGGTCGCGGCGTTGACGGGCGCGAAAGCAAGAACAGTCTGCACCTGCTCCGCAAAGTCGGCATTGACAAGCATTTTAGTTGCTCCGTGCAAAGAAAGAAAGAAAGAGCGCCCGCTCTCATTTGCGAGAGCGGGCAAGGTGGCCAAGCCAAGGGAGGATTAAGCTTAGCGGGCTGCAAGGGTGATGAATGGAGACAGGGTCGAGGAGCCGTTCGGAGGGCTGATCGCCTGGCTAAGCCATGGCCGGCCATCCACCCGCATCATAAAGCGAAAGGCAGTCAGCGCCTGGTCGAACCACAAGTGCATCGAGACGTCCGACTTGACCCCACCAGTCTTGACGGCTGTGACGTACTGGCTGAGGTCAACAAAGGAGATGTCACCCACATCACCGATCGCCTTACAGGCCAGGTGCGGAATGGCAGGCCGGCCAAGGATGGTCGCGAATGGCGAGGCGCTGAGGCCATTGGGTGGCATGTAAACCGGCATAGCCGCAGCAGTGCCGCCGAGCGTCATAACGATGAGCTGTTGCTCAACGTCCGGATTGAGCAGCCAAACCGCGCTGGCGCGCGAGGTGGCCGGCATCCGTGCCCACATCTTGGTGACGTTGAAGATGTTTACGGTGTCTGCCGTCTGGCCGGCTTCAGCCGCCACGGTCACCAAAGCAGGCGAGCGCAGCAGGCCGAGCGGCTGGCCAACGCCACTACCGTCGATGATCGAGTTGCTCACGGCATAATTCATGCCGCGGCCCGCCAAGCGGTCCAGATAATTGCCCATCGCCGGCGCATCTTCGAGCAGCTCGTCCGAAACCGGAACAAGCGCCGTCAGCTTGTTGGTCTTCAGCGTCAGGTCGCGGAGCTGTGGGCGAGACTGCGCGAGGGTTGCGCCCTCGCCTTCCCAAAACACGCGCACGCCTTGGGTGCCCCATGGGGTCGTTTCGTCAACCGGGAAAGAGATGCTGTTGCGGCTGGTGATCTGCTGATCAGTGCGCGCGAGCAGGTCGTTTTCAGAAAACACATGCGCCAGGATGCGGTCGCGATATTCCGGAGGCACCAAAAAGCCGCCATCTGCGCCCACCGATTCCGTGGCGATGGTGGTTGCAGCGGCGTTCTTGATGCGTGGGTCAAGCTCGCCCTTGCCCAGCGCGCCGCGAAGCGTGGCTTGGGCAAATTCGCCAAAATGTGAGAAGCCGTGCGTGCGGCTGTGAGTGCTGGTGGCTCCACGATCGCGTGCGGCGCTAAAAGCTGGCAGGGTCGCGGCGTTGCTCTCAGGCGCAGCGGTCGGCGTTGTGCGACGGCCCTGCGATTGATCCAGCATGCGCATGTGGCCCAGAGCGTTGGCGCGAGTCTCGATCAGGTTAGACAGCCGCTCGATCTCGCGGGTGTTTTCTTGAATCGAATTCAGCTCTTCGCCGGTCGGCTCACGCGTTTGCGCGTCCGCTGCGTTGAGAATTGTCTGGCTGTCAGCTGCGAGCGTCGCCTGGCGCTCGCGATAGTTGGCAATGGTTGAATCGTCGATGACAGCCGGGGTGCCATCGGCAAAGATGCGGCCCAAAAGACCGTAATCGATGATGCGCATGTTGTTTTTCTCCGTTAGGACTTTCGCACAGCAGCAGCCGCTGTCGCCTTGGTGATTGCGACCTGCTGTTGCAGGATCGCGGCCATTGCTGCCTGTCGATTGGGCAGCAAATCTTTAGGTGTTTTGGAAAAGCGGTGTTTGCTCTGATCAAGCGCCACCACTTTTCCGTCCACAGACGACACGGGTGCGGGCTTGTTCGCCGCAACCTCAGTCGCCAGCTTCGCGGCGACAGCCTCTTTTCCCGTGTACCAAGTTTCAGCGCGCATCGCGTCGCGCATCTCGGTTGGCGTTCGTCCGGACCGCGCTGAATAGATCTCGGCAATCGCCTGGCTCGTTTCGTCGAGGCGATCGGCGATCGACCGCATGGCCGCAGCATCGCCTGCAGCAATCGTCCAGGCGTCGTGGATCATCATGCGCGCACTCTCGCCGATGCGAATGACGTCGCCAGCCATGGCCACCACAGAGGCTGCAGAGGCCGCAATGCCGTCGACGTGAATCGTCACAGAAGCCGGGTGCTCGACAAGTTGCCGATAAATGGCCAGACCGTCGAAAACGTCGCCGCCATAAGAGTTGATCCGCACGTCAAGCGCCTTGACCGCGCCAACCTCTTTCAAGGTCGCGGCAAAATCGCTGGCGCTGACTTCGTCGCCCCAGAAAACAGGGCCGATGTCGCCATAGATGACAACCTCCGCACGGTCGGCGGATTTGCTCAGGATGCGGAACATTTCAGTTTCCTCTCAACCCCACGACGCGCGCGCTTGGCTGCGCTTGCGGGTCGTCCGGTGATGGTGCCTCCGGATTGTCCGGAGGCGTTGGGTTTTGGCCGGTCGGCTGGTACTGCGCCTGCATGACGCGCACGTCGCCTTCTTTGCCGATCGTTGGCATCTCTTCCAGGCGCAAGATGTCGTTGACGGTCATCACGCCAAGTTGCCGCATTGTGCTGTAATAACTGGCGCGCTGGTTCATGTCCGCGCGCACAATGGCGTTGACGTTGATCTTGGAATACAGGCCGCCGAATCCGTTGCTGAGCAGCTTGCGGTTAACCTCCTG